TATGGCCGGTAATGTCTTTAGCTATTGTCATGTTTTCTTTTACAAAGTCTAGGATTTCTTTATCTGTTAGTTTCATTGTTTTCACCCTTTAGCTTTTCTTTTCTAAGCACTTCATTGACAGCTTTGTAGACTTGTTCCTTTTCTTTCTTCTTGCCAAAGATAGTATCCCAATTATCTTCATACTTCTTCTTGTCTGTGGGGCGGGTGGTTGAACCCTTGCCTCCGTGTGTCTGTCCTGTAGCCATTAGCTGTTCTCCTCATTCTCAAACACCACCACTTGTGTCAGCTTAGCTAAGTACCATTGAGCCTTCTGTAGGTCTTCTACCTGCTTACCCTTGTAGTCATAGCGCCACAAATACTTCATGCAGTTGCCCTTGAGGTAGCCTTTGAATGCATGACTGGACATAGATTCCTCTATTGCATCAATACACTCTATATTCCCTGAGTTGTAGTGTTTAGGTGCGCCTACCATGTCTTCTTCTTCTTCGTCTTCCCAGAGGTCTGCATCTTCATCGTGTGCTGCCTTCATCCATGCCTCTAGTCCTGTCTTCTCAATAGCAGGTGCTTGCTTTCTCAGGGCATCCCACTGTGCTGGTGTTGCGTCATTCAATCTCATCATCAAAGTCCTCTGTTATTCTGTCAAAGTTTCTAATTAGTCTATGTTCAAATGATTCTACTAAGTCTGTCGTGGTAATGTTTAACAACTCACATATCATCTCTTCGTCACAGAACATTACAATCTTTTCTTTAAGTTCCTCCAATGTCATGGCCATTAGACTTTCTTCCTTTTGATGTACCGTGTCATCTCCTTGGCTGTCTCTACAGTGTAGTGCTGGAACCCTTCCTTCTCACACCACTCTCCCATAGTTATCTTGCCACCTTTACGTACCTTCTTGTTAGGGTTTGACAACACAAATATTAACTCCCACTCAGGCATTGAATCTCTAATGGCTGTGTACTTCTGTGTGTCACCTACCCTGAAGAACCCTTTACACTCTATCAGTATTGCCTTGTCCTCGTGTACGAAGTCCGGTAGATACTTCTTGTGTACTGTGTACGGTATGCCATACGGTTCAAACTTGTAATGTCCATCTAGCTTCTCTGATAAATCCTTCTCAAGTCCTGACCTAAAAGCCCTCTTCATCTGGCATTACCTCCTGTACCTTGGGTTCCTTTACTACGTCTACTAAGTACTTTGGCCCGTAGGAGTAAGCGAAGACCCGTAAGTTTGGATAGCAGTGGTCTTTGAATTGACAGTAAGAGCAGCCAATAGATAGCTTTGAGTTTCCTGATTTGCCGTCCGGTACGGGTGGGTAACACCACTCCACTGGCTCTGGCTGCTCTACTAGCTTTTTTACATGCTTCACCCTGTCAACTATGTCGCCCTTCAATACCTCGTAAACAGGAGCCTCTGTGTCATTCAAGTCATACTTGAGGTAGGTCAGGTGTCCGTTGGCCTTGTCCATTGCAAGCCATCCAAACTCTGTCTGTCCCTCTGAGTGTGCGTAGGCTTTGATCTGATCAATATAACCAAAGGGATCGTCGTATGCCAGTGTACCATCCTTAAACTTCTTGAACCCAAAGCTGCTTGCTGACTTGACATCAGTAACAACACCGTCAATCTTGCAGTCCATGTGACCCACAATTCCTTCAACATTACATACCTTCTGTTCGTCAGTTACTGTGTGTCCAGCCATGCGGGTCAAGAACAGCAACATCTCTTCAATCAAATGACCATACATAAACTTGATGTAGGTATGTGGCTGCAGCTCTTCACCCTCTGTACCGTTAAAGTGATTCCAGAGATACTTGTCGGTGCGGCCGATGTTACTGAGGCGTAGCCTCCGATTATCCTCTCGCTTCTCCCGACCAAACTCAGTACGCATCAACGCCTTGACACCTTCTCCGAACTTCTCTATCTCCGCTTCTACATCTACAGATGGGTCAGCATCCTTACTTTCCATCAGTGCGTAGATGTCCGCTACTACATTGTCCGTTGTTTTATTAGTACTCATGTATCACTTCCAGTATTAGTTCGTTTGCTATCGGAGGTGGCAGCCTGAACCACTCGTTGATGTTGTCACATTCCTTTGCTAGTCTTACGTGTGCTGCTGCTTCCGCTGCTCTCCTGTCATCTACCTCGTAGGAATAAACCAAGGTGTAGTCCCTGAAGGGTGAGGATGTTTGATAACTCTTAAGCCTATCCTCTGAGTCTACTGCCATCCCTACCTTGACCCACTCAGGCCACGCCGGGTTAGACATTACATATACATACCCTTCCTTGACTTGGTTATACACTTCCTGTGTCTTCCAGCCGAACAGTTTAGCCAATAGACTGGGAGACCTTTCCCCTCTCTTAATCCTATTCTCTACTCTGCGTATGTCATAACATGTCTTACATTTGTAATGTTTCTTAGCTACAAAAGACTCATACCAGTTGTCTTTCGTTAAAGGCACTGAGCAACTGATACACTCCTTATCAGTGGGTATCTGCCCAACTGGTTCCGACTTTGTAATCTCCTGCGAGAGGGCAGTTGAGTTTGTAGTGGAGTCCCGCAGCTTCAACACAGCTTGCTGCCAGTCCTCCGAAAACCTCTGACTTCTCCTGTCTGACTTCTGTCTGGATTTCATCGTGGATGTTCCCTAAAAAGTTAAAGTCTATACCCCATAGTATAGCATATTCGTGCAGTAAACACAAGGCTTTCTTCATAACGATAGCCCCGGCTGACTGGAGTAAGCTATTCAATGCAGCGTGTTCTGATCGTATGGCGATCCTTCTTTTATCCAAGCCATAAACATAGCCTCTTGTAGACGCCATTCCAACTCGTGTTCGTAACTCTCCAAGAGCTGGCGTATTTCGGAGGAACTTTTCCTTAAGTCGTTGACCGTCCTTTCTAGTTCCACCAACGATGCTTCCGATTTTGGCATCTCCGGCCCCGTAAAGAAAAGCGTATATGAAAGTCTTCGCTTGATCTCTAGTTTCAAGGCCCGCAGCCAGCTGGTTTGCCGTGTGTATATCTCCGTTGAGTATTTCATTTGTGTAGTCCTCATCATTCATGTAGTGCGCCAACATCCGTAGCTCAAGACCGCTGGCATCCATACCGACTAGCTTGTATCCTTCCTTCACTGTCCACACATCACGACACTGTTTGCCGTAGGGTGAGTAGACTGCAGGAACCTGCCCCATGTTGGGACTGGAGTGCGTCATGCGTCCTGTCACTGCGCCGTTGGAGTTGACGTACCCGTGTACTCTACCGTCATCCTCTACTGCGTCTAGCCAGCTTTGCACCTGTGCGACACGCTTCTGTATCATCAGGTACTCACCTATCAGGGAAGCCTGTGGTATTCCTTTCACTGTACTCAGTACTGCCTCGTCTACGATGGCCTGTCCTGTCTCAGTGAACTGCTTGGGCTTCCAGCCAAAGTGCTGGAGGTATCGTCCTATCTGCTGTCGTGAACCCAAGTTAAACTCTGGGTAGTCAAGACGGCTGAAGGGAGCGACTGCGGTAGTCCACTGATCGCCTAGAAATTTAAGCCCAACAACTGAGTACGTACCATCTTTCTTAATCTTGGGGGTAATCTCTTTGACAAATGTTGGTAACGGTTTGAAAGTCTGATGCACTTCGTCTTCAAGGTCATTCTTCTTCTCCTTCAGTTCTGCTAGTAATACGAATGCTTTCTCTTGATCTAAGAGCCAGCCTGTTTTAATCTGCTTTGATATAATGCTTTGTACTTGGTGTTCCAAGCTAATGCTTTCAGCTCCAAAATCTGCAAGCTCAAGAAGTAATCTCTTGTACACCAGCACATTAACATTAACGTCTTGCTTGCAATAGTCCACCATATCCTGCGAATAATTATCCCAGTCATCGTGATCTCCTTTAGATTGATTAAGTCTGTCACCCCAGTTACGGAGCGAGTGACCGCCCTCTCTTGATGGGTTAGCCAGTCGTGACATAACTAAAGTATCAGACACCTTGCACTTACTAAAGTCTGTGCCCAGCAGTTCCTCAAGGACAGGTACGTCATAGTCAATGATGTTGTGACCTATGATCTCACACTCTCCAAGACCTGCGATGTAATCGTTGAACGACAATAGCGTGTCACCTGAGAACGTATGCGTCTCACTGGTGTCCAGCTCCTGAGCTACAATTACCCAGACCTTTGTAGGCTTTAAACCGTTGGCTTCAATGTCAAATACAATCTGCTTCATTAGAACTCCGGGTCATCTCCTGTTGGGCAGCTAGTCTCAATCATGCGGCCTGACTCCTTGTCGTAGTATAGGTAGCATGCGGGGCCAGTCAGACCTACAAACCTATTCTTCAATACACGTACCGTGGTGGTGTTGCGTATCTCCGGGTCAGCGTG